CCAATCTACTTCCAACCTAATATAAGTTACTACACACGATGAGCGTAATAATGACCTATGATTCGCTGGTACTGAACGTCCAGCAATATATGGAGCGTAATGACGCAGACTTCATTGCGCAGATTCCCAACTTAATTGCGTTGGCTGAATCTTCTATTGCTGCTGAACTCAAGACTTACATGCAGTTGATTGTTGTAGAAACCAGCTTAGCAGAAAACCAAACAGTACTTAACAAACCAGCACGTTGGCGTAAAACGGTATCCATGAAAGTAAATGGCTCACCGGTATTACTTCGCAGTCAAGACTATGTGGCTCAGTATTTATCTGAATCGGATAATGGTAAACCAATTTATTATGCTGAATATGATTATAGCAACTGGAATTTTGCACCAGCTGCAGATCAAAACTATCCGGTAGAAATTATTTATTACGCTGAGATTCAGCCTTTGGATCAAGTCAATCAACAAAATCTATGGACGGCAATAGCGCCACAAGCCATGTTATATGGAGCTTTGTTACAAGCTCAAGGCTATTTAAAAGCCTTAGACAAGCTGCCTGTTTGGAAACAATACTATACCGACGCAATCGCAGCGCTCAAAAAAGAAGATAACTCTCGTCGTATAGATCGCAATACTACGGTTCAGGAACCATAAAATATGCCAACGACCCCCGTCTATACTTCACCTTTTACAGGCACCGTTGTTACCCCAACGGATGTATCTTATCTTGCACTCCCTTTTAGTACAGATCAAGTTCTCTACTGGCCTTCTACTGTCAACGGTAGCCAGCCTCCTGCTGCCCGTATTATTGATTGCGTTGCTGCTAGTGATGGTCTTACCATTGCTTTACCGCAAGCTGATCAAGGAACACTGGGCGCAGACATTCTTTTCCGCAACTTGGGTTCGCATGAATTTATTATTACAAACTTTATTGGCGGATCTAGCGTTACTGTACCTGTTGGTATTAGTAAGTACTTCTATCTTACTGACAATACTTCTGCTGCTGGTGTTTGGCAAAACGTAACGTTTGGTGCTGGCACTTCGTTTGCTGATGCTGCTACTTTGGCTGGTGCCGGTCTAACCACTGTCAACGGTCAACTAGCTACTACACAAAACCCAGTTAACGTAACTGTATCACCTAATATTACTGATGGCAGCCGTGCTGCAACCTTTGTTTGGAACGCTGGTGCTGGCAGTTTTACATTACCTTCTATCCAATCATTATCAACTGGTTGGTACATTGGTTTTAGAAACAATGGTACTGGCACACTAGCCATTAACCCAACATCGCCTAATACTATTAATGGTCAAACTTCCATTAATACAAACCCTGGCGACTCGGGCTTTATATTTTTAAATGCTGCTCAAACAGGTTTTATTACCGTTGGCTTAGCTAACCCAAACGCTTTAACATTTACTGCGGCAACGTATGATGTGGATTCTATCCCTGGCAATACATTTAGTTTAGTAAACTTTGCCCCAATCATTCAAACCTACATTGCCCAGTCTGGTACTAGAACACAAACTTTAGCTGTAACACTGCCTGCCATTACCCAAATTTATGTGTTGGCTAACAACACTGATCAGTCTGGGTATAACATTACTTTCCAAAACGAAAACAGTACCCAGATACCGTTAGTGTTATCTGCTGGACAAATTGTTACCGTTTTAAGTGATGGCGAATATTTATACCCATTAACATCTGCTACTACAGGTGCGTTCTATGCATCTGACGGCACTGCAGCACTACCAGCGTATTCGTTTAACAACGATACTCATAGCGGTGTGTACTTGGTCAGTACTGGAATACTGGGTTTATCGGCAAATTCAACCAACATTATTAATATAGATAATTCTAATTTATCTACACCATTGGTTACCGTTGCTGCAACATTAGATGCCCAAATACTTACTGCTAACTCTGCCTCAATTACTGGTGCAATAACTGCTGACTCTGCCACTATTACTAATAACCTAAGTGCTGATTCAGCTACTATTACTAATAATTTAACTGCTGATTCAGCAAACATTACTGGAACATTAACCGCTGGGTTAATAACAGGTGGATCATTCTAAATGCCAGCTGATAATCAGCAACAAGATACCTCGCAATATACTTCAATTTACAGCCTAGCAATTCCGGCTGGAATTAGGCGAGATGGTACTGTATTCCAAAACGATCAATACACCGATGGTGTATGGTGTCGTTTTCAACGTGGCGAACCAAAGAAAATTGGTGGCTATCGTACACTGTTTAATGGCTTAGTAGGTATTGCTAGAGGATTAATTTCCCAGCCCTATAATGGTGTTAACTATTTATTCTCTGGTAACTATAAAGAGTTAGATGTATATACCACCAGTACAAGTTATGGCACTGGTAGTGGTCCGTTTACGGCACAAATATTACCTGGCACAGCGTTTGTTGGTTTAGTATCTAACACTACAACATCATTTACAGTTGCTGGTAATTTAACTACTACGTTCCCCGCTGGCACACAAGTTATATTCGAGCAAACAGATACTGCAACAAATTACACAGTAAGCACTGCAACATATAGCTCGCCCAATACCACAGTAGATGTTACTGGTGGCACGATTGCTGGGTCACCCACAAAGGTTTATCTAAATGATGATCCTGTGTTTGAACCTGATCCAGAAAACGGTCCGTTTAGAAACCTATGGCAGTTCGATGCACAGTTTAGCCCACAAGGTGGCAACTTATCTATCTTTGCCCACCCCGGTAAAAACTTAGTAAACATTGATAGCGGCGTAACATCTCAAGTTTTGGTGGGTGCTATTACACCAGATAGTAACTATCAATGGTCATTTACTGGCTTGTCCGATAGTGAAGGTCAAAACCCTACCTATAAACCAATTAGTGTTGACGGTGGTGTTTGTGTATTGTATCCATTTATTTTTGTGTATGGATCAAATGGTTTTATTGCTAACAACAACGTTAGTGCTACTTATCTTGAACGCAATTTTTATGATTGGAATGGAACATTTGCCAATCAAACTAACGTAGCGCCATCTAAGATTGTTAAAGGTATGACAATGCGTGGTGGTACTAACTCACCATCAGGTTTGTTTTGGGCTACTGATAGTTTAATTCGGGTATCTTTTAATCCTCAAGCAACCAGTATTTACTGGACGTATGATATTATTTCCAGTCAGATTTCAATTATGTCGTCTAACGCTGTTGTAGAAATGGATGGTATTTATTTCTGGATGGGTGTTGACAGATTCTATTTGTATGGTGGCACTGTAAAAGTATTGCCTAATGATAAAAACGTAAACTACCTTTTTGACAATTTAAACTATTCACAGCGTCAAAAAGTCTGGGCAACTAAAGTGCCACGTTACAATGAGATTTGGTTCTTTTACCCACGTGGCACCGCTACAGAATGTACTGATGCTATTATCTATAACGTAAAAGACCAGTTGTGGTATGACGCTGGTCAAGCAAAAGGATCACAACGCTCTTGTGGTTATACTACAGAGTTGTTCCCAACGCCAATTTGGTGTGACTGGAACTATGATCCAGTGTTTAGTACACCGCATTTTGTAATAGAAACACCATCTGGAGAAGCGGCACCAAACCAGAACCAATTGTATTTGTCAGGTAATCAAACACAATTGTTTAGTCCTGGTGATTCGTTATGTTTTGATACAGTTAATAGTCTTAACAATACTTATTTGGTAACAACTAGCGAATTTATTTTTAATGATAACACTGCTCCTGACGGAGTAACATTAATTACTTGTTCTACCAATTTTCCAACAGCTCCTCCCGTTGGAACATCAGTGTTTTATATTACTGGCGGATTTAATATTTGGCAACACGAGTACGGTGTTAATGAAATTAACTTGTTAGGTGAAATTGCTGTATACTCTAGTATTACTACCAGCGATATTAGTTGGTTAACTGGAAACCCTAGCCAAAATGCACTGCAAGGAATTAATCGTAGGATGCACTTACGCCGAGTTGAACCAAACTTTTTACAAGACGGCACTATGGCTATGACTATTTTGGGTCGTAAATTTGCTTCTGGTCCGTATGAAGAATCTTCTGGGCCATACTATTTTACCAAAGACACTGGCAAAATAGACTTACGGGTTGAGCATCGTTTGGTGCGTTTAAAGTTTGAATCTAATGAAGTCAATGGTAACTACCAAATGGGTCGTAATTTGATTACTGCAGAATATGGCGACGAGCGACCCTAATTTCCAACCGTTCTTTCCTGTATTGCCTGACTATATGACTTGGGAAAATTGGAACGAAGAACTAGTTATTTATTACGGTCAAAAGAATATTGTAATTTCACCTGAAGAAACTTGGCGAGATGCGGCTATGAACATTGTGCAATCACAATCTTTTAACCGCTATCCGGTTCCAAACCCAGATGTTTATGAAACCTGGCAGGATTGGGCTATGGAATTTACCACAATAATTAATGGCCCAAGTCGTTGATTTAGGGCGAAAAAATGCTAATTTTTGCATTAGTATATGTAGATAACGAGATAATTTAATGGATGAAAATCAACTAGCGCAACTGTACCAACAGTACTTAGGTCGAGCTCCCGATCCAAGTGGTATTGCCACGTGGTCAAATCAGTCTCCGGAAGCGGTTATCGCTGGTATAACAGGTAGTCAAGAATACCAAAACAGAGGCGGTGGTGGTGGGGGTAGTGCTCCAACACATGGTGATGCCATTGTTGATCCTGAAACTGGTCAAGTTAGTTATTCTAATGTATCTACTGATCCTAGCCATGTAGGTTATTTCAACACACAAACTGATTCTGAAGGCAACGCAATTGGACAAACTTGGAATCCATCTAAGTACGATTTTACTGGTGCAACTTATGATGCACGAGCAAATCAATACACAATGCCTGATGGTTCTAAGGTAACTTATGATCCGACAACGGGTGACATTAGCAATTACACGCCTAATTATGCCAACTTAACTGTTGACCCTAGCGGTATTCGACAAGGTTATCGTAACCAAAATTATGCTGGTCCTACTATGGCTGGCGCTAAATCTTACAATTTTCAAGGTACTCAATTAACTCCCGAGCAAGTAGATCAGGGTGAATACATTGTTGATCCTACTACTAATAAATATGTATTAGATAAAAGCGGTAATCCTATACCTGTATATCGTCAGCCTAGCGGTGGTGGTCTTGGTGACTTTTTAGTTGAAAACGGCTGGATGCTTCCGTTAGCGATGGCTGGCGGTGCTGCAGC